ACTAATCAACCAACAAACATCAACTATTTGTCTCCAGTAGGATTCCGTTTTGGAATCGAAGCACTACCACAGACTACATGGTTTCTGACATCAGCCAACCTTCCGGGTATTTCATTAGGCGAAGCTGCACAACCAACACCACTCATGCCGACCTTCGTTCCGGGTAATGACATTACGTTTGATCCTCTCAATGTCACGTTCATCGTAGATGAAGACCTTCAAAACTGGAGAGAGTTATACGACTGGTTGATTGGTCTTGGATTTCCAAATGATTATAATGAATATAAAGCACAGAAAGCACAACAAATATATTCAGATGCCACCTTGACTATATTAAACTCCAATATGAATGCTAATTACATCATAAGATTTGAGGATCTTTTTCCAACCAACCTCTCTGAAGTTCTCTTCGATTCTGCGTCTGGTGACATTGAAGGGATAAAAGCAACGGCAACTTTCCGGTATCTTCGTTATTCATACGAAAAAGTTAGCACTTAGGTCTTGACAAGTATTCCTTTGGGGATTATACTATGTGCCGACTCCAGAACTACGTCTGGATTTCAATATAGTTGGAGGTTATGTTTAAATGAAACATCTTATTGGAATGACCGAGATTGAAGAAATCTATGAGATGTGGAGTGCCGACAGTAAGATTGATGATTTGGAGTTGGATACCGAGAGTTTGAAGATTCCTAATCTACATTCTAAATATGTACGAATGTTGACCGATGAGAGACGACAGCTACAGAAGATGCGTGAGATGCACAAGATTCTGTATCGTGACAAGACTGACTATTATAGTGGTAGAATGTGTCAAGAGGACTTGGAAGAGCGTGGATGGCAACCTTTGGACATTCGTGTTCTCAAATCAGAGGTTCCCAAGTATGTGGAAGGAGATGTAGAAGTGGTTCGACACCTGATTCAAATCTCGGAACAGGACGAGAAGGTCAAGCTCCTGCTTTCCATTCTTGACAACATCAAGTGGCGCTCTCAACAAATCAAAAATGCGATTGATTGGCGTAAGTTTCTAGGTGGTGCGAACTAAATGGATACAGTAGCCGTTGCCAAGAAGGATGACGTGTATCTATGGGTTAGTTCTGAACCTTATGTTATTCGTGAAATGTCCGACTATTTCACATTTGACGTTCCTTCGGCAAAGTTCCAGCCATCGTACAAAATGGGTGCGTGGGATGGAAAGATACGACTACTGAACTACAAAGACCATACCATCTATGCTGGATTGATTGACCACATTCGCAACTTTTGTCGAGAGCGTGGATACATATTCAACTATGATGGTGAAGGCGATGAAAACTTCTCGATGAACGAAGCCGAAGAGTTTGTCTCTACATTGGGTCTTCCGTTCAAGCCGAGAGACTACCAATTGAAAGGTTTTGTATCGGCTATTCGTAAGCGAAGAATGTTATTGTTGTCACCAACAGGTTCGGGCAAGAGTCTGATCATCTATCTATTGATACGATGGTACATGGAACAACATGATCGAAAGCATTTGATTATCGTTCCTTCTACATCACTCGTGGCACAGATGCGAAAGGATTTCCGAAGCTATGGATTTGATGCTGGATCAAACATTCACGAAATCATGTCCGGTAGAGACAAGGTTACGGAAAAACCGATTGTTATTTCAACATGGCAATCTCTATTCAGAATGCCAAAATCATATTTCGATCAGTTTGGAACCGTGATTGTTGATGAGTGTCATGGTGTCAAAGCCAAGTCAATCACAGGCATTATGACAAAGATGGTCAACACACCCTATCGTTTTGGTACAACAGGCACATTGGATGGCACACTCACCAACAAGCTGGTGATCGAAGGTTTGTTGGGTGGTGTACGAAAGGTGACGGCAACTGCTAATCTTATTGAAAACAAGGTGCTGGCAGACTTTACAGTCAAGGCAATCGTTCTCAAGCATCAAGAGCGTGTTGCTTCAAATCTCAAGTATCAGGAAGAGGTTGACTATCTGGTATCAAACGAATCACGCAACAAGTTCATCAAGAACCTCGTGTTGAGCTTGAAGGGAAATACACTCGTGTTATTCAACTATGTTGAAAAGCATGGTGTTCCTTTGTTCAAGATGATAAAGGAAGCGTGTGATGAGGATCGAAAGTGTTTCTTTGTCTATGGTGGCACAGACTTGGACACAAGAGAAAATGTGCGTGCCATTGTAGAAACTGAAAAAAATGCTATCATTATTGCTTCGTCTGGTGTATACTCTCAAGGTATCAACATCAAACGATTACATAACGTGGTATTCACGCATCCGGGTAAATCTCGGGTAAGAACATTACAAAGCATTGGTCGTGCGTTACGACGAGTGGATGACGAGGAGGCAACATTATACGATATTGTAGATGATTTGACGAACGGAAGACAAACCAAGAACTTCTCGCTGAAACATTATCAAGAGCGTTATTCAATATACAAATCGGAGAAGTTCAAGGTGAAAACATATAATGTAGATTTATGAGGAGTGCCGCAATGAAGCGACCAGATCATTATGTAGACAACAAAGAGTTTCTTGAGCATATGGTAAAGTACCGAAAGTCGGTGCTTGAAGCCGAAGCAAATGACGAGTCACCGCCACAGATACCTGACGAGATTGGTACGATCTTCTGGAAGATTGCCAATCACCTATCGTTCAAGTCCAACTTTATTAGTTATGGCTTTCGCGATGACATGATTGCTGATGGTGTAGAGAACTGTATTCAATACATTCACAACTTTGATCCAGACAAGTCAAAGAACCCATTCTCATATTTTACACAGATCATCTACTATGCCTTCATTCGTCGTATTCAGAAGGAGAAGAAACAACTGTATGTCAAATACAAGTCTCTGGAGAACGACAGCATCATGCAGGGTGGTGACACGATGAGTGAAGAGGATTACAACAACGTGACCAGTCTCGGATTTGCCAAGCTGTATGATAACATGAGTGAGTTCATTCACAACTATGAAGACTCGGTTGAGAAGAAAAAGGCAATCAAAACGAGTAAATCACCAAAATCCAAAAAGAGGAAGTCTGGTAGCAATAGTAACAGTATTCTACAATTTGCTGCTAATTTGACCGAGGAAGAAAAAGTATGAAAATAGCACTCGTAACTGATACTCATGCAGGGGTAAGGGGCGATAGTGACACTTTTGCGAAATATCAATACTTATTTTGGTATGACGTTTTTATCCCTTATTTGGAAGCCAATAACATCAATAATATCATACACTTAGGAGACATCACAGATCGCCGAAAATGGATAAATTACAAAACGCTGGATTCGTTCCGATCTCTGATGCACACGCTGTCTGAAAAGTTTGATTTGAAGGTAATAATCGGAAATCATGACACATTTTACAGAAACACCAATGCCATCAACTCGATGGATTGTTTGTTCTCTGGTGGTGCGCGGTTTCAATGGTACTCTGATCCCACCGAGGTATGGTATCAAGGTGTAGAGCATCCGTTGTTGTTTGTTCCTTGGATCAATCAAGGCAATCGAGAACAAACGATCGAGATGATTGAAACGACTTCTGCCAAGATTTGTCTGGGTCATCTCAACCTTCAAGGATTTGAGATGGCAAGAGGATTGATGAACAAAGAAGGCACGGATCGTCGAATGTTCAGTAAGTTTGACATGACATTAAGTGGTCATTTTCACAAGCGATCACATGCTGATAACATTTGGTATCTGGGTTCTCCATTTGAACAAACGTGGATCGACTGTGATGAAGAGCGTGGTTTCCATATTCTTGACACTGACACGATGGAGTTGGAGTTTGTGCCTAATCCACATAAGATGTTTTATAAAATATTCTATGATGGCGTACCTAACTACAATCCCAAAGCATGTAAAGATAAGGCAATCAAGTTAGTTGTCAATCGCATCGACGATCAATATATCTACACCAAGTTTATTGAAGAACTCGATGCCGCAGGACCGTGGCATTTACAGGTCATAGATAATACTGACGTTGCCGACATGGCAGAAGTAGAAGTTGAACACATAGAAAGCAAGAGTACGATTGAAGTGCTAAATGATTATGTGAATCAAACCAAGCACGACAACAAAGACGAAATCAAGACGCTGATGCGTGACATTTTCAATGAGGCTATGTCGATGTAATGGAAAGTAGGTTTTTGCTAAATATATGTAAAGCTGCCCGCGATGCGCCAACATCCGACAGCACTAACGTCTAGTAATAACGGGAGACGCCAGCATGAAGTATTTAGCATACACCTACCTAATCAAATGTCCAAATGGAAAATCCTATTACGGATACCGATCAGCCAACAAGACATCTCCAGAGGATGATCTTTGGAAGCACTATTATACCAGTTCCAAGCTAATCGCGGAGTTGCGTGAGCAATATTCAGATGATGAGTTCATTGCGACTGTTGATAAGACCTTTGAAACGGCTGAAGAGGCATATGATTATGAAACAAAGTTCCTCAAAGAGAATGATTGTGTCAATAGTGATGATTGGGTCAATCAGCAATGCTTTCCTGTGTTCAATAGCAACACGGGAAGGGAACACACTGAGGAAGCCAAAAGGAAGATGAGTGAAGCAGGTAAGAGAAGGAAACACACTGAAGAAACTAGAAGGAAGTTGAGTGAAGCAGCCAAGAGAAGGAAACACACTGAAGAAACCAAAAGGAAGATGAGTGAGTCTCATAAGGGAAAGAAAATGCCTGAGCGATCAGAAGAACATCGAAGGAAGTTGAGTGAATCAGGCAAGAGAAGGAAACACACTGAAGAAACCAAAAGGAAGATGAGTGAATCGACACGGAAAGAGTGGGCTCAACGAAAGAATAAACAAAAGGATTGATACATTATGATAAACTTCACAAAAATAAAGTATAAAAACTTTTTGTCGTCAGGTAATACCTTTACAGAATACGATCTTGCGACAAACAAAAATACACTTATCATCGGGAAAAATGGTTCTGGCAAAAGCACATTGTTGGATGCGCTGACGTTTGCTCTATTTGGAAAATCCTATCGTGCGATCAACAAACCGGCATTGGTAAACGCAGTAAATCAAAAAGACTGTATGGTCGAGTTGGATTTCAATATCGGCAAGAAGGAATACAAGATCCGTCGTGGACTCAAGCCGAACGTCTTTGACGTGGAAGTGAATGGTGAACCACTCGACAAGAATGCGTCTGCCAAGGACTTTCAAAACAATCTTGAGAGTTCTATTCTGAAAATGAACTATAAGTCGTTTTGTTCTGTGGTAATCCTTGGTGCCAGATATTCGTCATTCATGTCAATGACACCAGCAGATCGTCGCAAGGTTGTTGAAGACGTGTTAGACATAGAGATTTTCTCTGATATGAATGTCGTCTTGAAAGAACGCATGGCAAAGCTCAAGCAGAGTCTTCAGGATAATCATTCAAGCATTGTGTTGAACGAGGAGAAGAAGCAACTTCAGGTGTCGAACATTGAAACGACAATGAAGGAGCGTGAAGATCAGATCAAAGAGAAGGCAAAGAAGATTCAGCAGATTCAAACTGATGTTGATGAAGATGCTAGGTCTTTGGTAGAGGATCGTGTTCGTGTTTCTCGTTTGAAGGCAGAGATTGGAGAAAACAAGCCACCACTCGTGAAGAAGATGAAGAGTACCGAAAACATCTTTCGTGATTTGAATAAAAGGTTGGGTGCTGTCAATAAAGACAAGGCATTTTATAATGAACATGATGAATGTCCAACGTGTAGGCAGGATATTGATAAGCACTTCAAGAATACCATCATTTCAAAGAAGGAGTCTGATGCCAAAGAGATCAGTTCTGCGATTGACCAGTTGAGTCAAAACCTTGACAAGATCAAGAGAGAGATGGTTTCTATTGAAGACATGGAATCATCGCTCAATCAATATGAAAATGGTGTCAATGCCAAGATGAATCGTATTCGTGTCAAGTCAGAACAGGTCAAGTCTCTGCATGATGAGATGGCATCACTTCGACAAAAGAATCAGTCGCCTAATGATGATCGTGAAAAGACACTCAAGGATATTCAAGATCGTTTGGCAGTCCTTGAGACAGAGAAAGCAAAGCTGGTGAACGAGAAGAGAACACATGACATTGCCTATGATATGCTGAAGGATTCTGGTATCAAGGCAAAGATCATTCAGAACTATCTTCCCATCATCAACGCACAGATCAATCAACACCTACAGGACTTGGATTTCTATGTCAAGTTTGAGTTGGATGAGACGTTCACGGAAACCATCAAGTCGAGACACTTGGACGAGTTTACCTATGCGTCTTTCAGCGAAGGTGAGAAGGCAAGGATTGATCTTGCTCTGCTGTTCACATGGAGAAAGATTGCCGAGTTGAAGAACAGCGTCAGCACCAATCTGCTCATTCTGGATGAGGTGTTCGATGGATCGCTTGATGCCATCGGAGCAGATGAGGTGATGGCAAAGTTGTTGTTCAAGCAGTCAGAACATTTCAATGGAGAAGTTCGACAGAACCCAAACAACAACGTGTTTGTTATTTCGCACAAGATTGATCTCGTAGACAAGTTCGAGAACACGATCAAGTTCGAGAAGGTGCGTGGGTTCAGTAAAATGGTGTGATAAATATGCTTGGGTAGGCAAACTAAAGCCGCTTAACAAATAAGCCTCACATGGCTATTGTTTGTTTAAAAGTTCCAAGAGTCCGTGGATGAGGTCAAAGTATGAACGCATCGCGACGGACACACCATTGGAGATATAATGAGCTTTCTTAATGCGGACATTCCAGTATTTGAAGCGTATGTCAGGAACGAGTTTCTATACGACATGCAAAAAGGATTTGGTGAGTTCACGCCAGTAGCAGTGTTTGGTGTGTGTTCAAGAGCAGGATGGGCAACTGGTTTTCATGTGATGACCGAACGTGGCGCACAAGTTGGAAGACTACCGATACATTCACTTGCATGGAAGAAGGATGCACCAACCAGACCATTAGATGCTCTACAGTTGTGGGACTCGTTTTCCGATGACGTTTCAGTTCACGAATATGGTCTGCTGGCAAGGAAGAGATGTCGTGTTCTACTCAAAGATTCGGAGGTGGTTAGTGCCACTTACTTATTTACATTCGATTGGACAAATGGTTGTCATGCTGATGGCGTCGGTGATTTGGGCTGGAAGTGTGGCCATCTACTCAAGCTCGATGATGGTAATTTTGCTATTCAGCCTAATAATAGAATACTCTGGTACGATCCTGCGTTCGTGGCAAACCCGTATGAAGGAACGGATAAACCAGATTATCTAATCAACACACACGAATGGATTTGTGAATCTACTAAATCAAAGTATGTGACAACAGAGAACTCTGATAGAATGTTCTATGACGTGAAGGACAATGATGATGGGTCTGTTTGATATGACAGCAGAGGATTATTTGAAAGAAGTTGAAGGGTGGGTAGATCCTAATCCTGCACCTGAAATTGTAGAGCATGATGATCTTCTTGTGGTGCGTGATGATATGCTTGGGTATGGATCAAAGATCCGTGGGCTTGATTATTTGATTGGGCACGCACCTGAGTTCTCAAAGATTGACAAGTGGTGTTTCGGTGCTTGCCCCTATCAAGGATACGCACAGATCAGTCTACCGTATCTTTGTAATCGCTATGGCAAGGAAGCGCATTTGTTTATGGCGCAGCGTAACATGGATAAGCTACACCCAAATCAAAAGATGGGAATCGAGCTTGGTGCTAACTATCATTGGATACCTAATGGTATGTTGAATGTGACTAAAGCAAGATGTCGTGAATATGTTGCAGAAGATCCTGAACATCGCATGGAGTTCCCTTTGGGATTGGAACATCCTACTGTCATTGGATCTCTGATAAAGGTTGCGAGAAACCTAAATATTCAACCAGATCATGTCTGGTCAGTTGGAAGCAGCGGTACGTTAAACCGAAGCCTTCAGCTCGCATGGCCTGATGCTGACTGCTTTGTGGTTGGTGTTGGTCATGGTATGGATGATCGAGAGATTGGTAGAGCGACACACTTTAGATCGCCATACAAGTTCAATCAGAAGGTGAAGGATGTGGATGCCCCTCCATATCCATCGGTACCAGAATACGACGCAAAATTGTGGAGTGTGGTCCGAGAATACTACAAAGAGAACGAGAAACCTCCGGTAGTTTTATTATGGAATGTCGCATGAGGACACACATATGCTACAGCGCCTACATAATCTGTGGAAGCGCATTTTAGGATTTCAC